CCCTGAAGACCCAGCAGCTGGCCCAGAAGCGGTTCATCAAGTTCGTGAACGAGGCTTGGCCGAGCTTCATAGCCGGGAGGCACCATGCCCGCATGGCCGATGCCTTTGAACGGGTGGCTAACGGCTCCCTTAAGCGACTCATTATCAACATGCCGCCCCGGCATACTAAGTCAGAGTTTGCCAGTTACCTGCTGCCCGCGTGGTTCCTTGGCAAGAACCCGGGCAAGAAGGTCATCCAAACAAGTCATACGGCAGAACTGGCGGTGGGCTTTGGGCGAAAGGTGCGTAACCTTGTGGATACCGAGCACTACCATAAGATTTTTCCTGACCTGATCCTGCAAGCGGACTCCAAGGCGGCTGGCCGGTGGAACACCAGCAAGGGTGGTGACTACTTCGCCATCGGTGTAGGCGGTGCGGTGACCGGTAAGGGCGCTGATTTGCTCATAATTGACGACCCGCACTCCGAACAGGAGGCCGCGATAGCCGAGACCCAGCCAGATATCTACGATAAGACCTACGAGTGGTATACTTCGGGACCCCGGCAGCGACTCCAGCCCGGTGGGGCTATCGTTATAGTGATGACCCGGTGGTCCAAGAAGGACCTGACGGGCCAAGTGCTCAAGGCAGCCGCCCAACGGGGTGGTGAGGAGTGGGAAGTCATTGAGTTTCCGGCGCTTTTACCCTCCGGTAACCCCCTTTGGCCTGAGTTTTGGTCACTTGAGGAGCTTACGGCCCTAAAAGAGGAGCTTCCGAACTCAAAATGGATGGCTCAGTACCAGCAGAACCCGACTAGTGAGACTTCGGCCATAGTAAAACGGGAGTGGTGGCAGATTTGGGAGGATGAGCGCCCCCCGAAGTGCGACTTTACCCTGATGGCGTGGGATACGGCGTTCGAAAAGTCCCAACGTGCCGACTATTCGGCCTTGACCCTGTGGGGGGTGTTCTACCACCCCGACGCAACCGGGGTAGCGCAGGCAAATATCATTTTATTGAACGCCTTCCGGGAGCGGATGGAGTTCCCCCGGCTAAAACAGGTTGCCATCCAGCAATATAAGGACTGGAAGCCCGACTCGGTCATTATTGAAAAGAAGGCCAGCGGTGCCCCCCTGATCTACGAGATGAGGGCCATGGGTATCCCGGTTCAGGAGTTCACCCCGACCAAGGGTAATGACAAGATTAGTCGTCTGAACGCCGTGTCCGACCTATTTGCCAGCGGCAGGGTCTGGGCCCCCGGTACCCACTGGGCCGAGGAAGTTATTGATGAGGTTGCATCATTCCCCTCCGGTGAGCATGATGACTATGTTGACTCTGTGTCGTTAGCCCTAATGCGTTTTCGCAAAGGTGGGTATATACAGACAAGCTTGGATGAGCCTGACGAGAAAAAGCAGTTCAGGCGTAAGTTTGAAGGGTACTACTGATGGCTATCGACAAGGCACTAAACCAAGCTCCCCTCGGTCTGGGTAGTATTGACCCCCAGAATAACGAGCCTGATCTCGAAATTGAGATTGAGGACCCCGAAAGCGTTAAGATCAAGACCGGGGACATGGAGATCGAACTTGAGCCCGGTGACGCGGAAGACAACGAGTTCAACGCCAATCTTGCCGACGAAATGGACGAGAAGGAACTGACTAGCCTAGTAGGTGATCTACTGGGTGAGTTTGATGAAGATATTAGCGCCCGTAAGGACTGGATTCAGACCTACGTGGACGGCCTTGAATTGCTTGGTTTGAAGATCGAAGATCGCACCGAGCCGTGGCCGGGAGCGTGTGGTGTCTACCACCCTCTGCTATCCGAAGCACTGGTGAAGTTCCAAGCCGAAACCATGATGAGCACGTTCCCTGCTGCTGGTCCGGTGAAGACCCAGATCGTGGGCAAGGAAACCCCGGAGAAGAAAGACGCCGCTGTTCGTGTCGCTGCTGACATGAACTACCAGCTGACCGACAAAATGGTCGAATACCGCCCGGAACATGAGCGGATGCTGTGGGGCTTGGGCCTCTCGGGCAACGCCTTCAAGAAGGTCTATTACGACCCGAACCTTGCGCGGCAGGTGTCGATGTACCTCCCCGCCGAAGATGTCGTCGTGCCCTACGGTGCGTCTAACATCCAGACTGCTGAGCGCGTTACCCACGTCATGCGCAAGACACCCAATGAGCTTAAGAAGCTACAGGCTGCTGGGTTCTACCGCGATGTCGAGCTGGGTGACCCGACCAATACCTTTGACGAGGTCGAGAAGAAGATCGCTGAGAAGATGGGCTTCCGGGCTTCGTCTGATGATCGCTTCAAAGTCCTTGAGATGCACGTCGATATCGACCTGCCCGGTTACCCGGATTTGGACGACGAGGGCGAAGAAACAGGCATTGCTCTGCCTTACGTTATCACTATAGAAAAGGGTACCCAGAACGTACTAGCTATCCGTAGAAACTGGCATCCCGATGACGATACCAAGCAGAAGCGTAACCACTTTGTTCATTATTCATACATTCCGGGCTTTGGGTTCTACGCTTTTGGACTCATTCACCTTATCGGCGCTTTCGCTAAGTCTGGTACCAGTATTATTCGCCAGCTTGTTGATGCTGGCACTCTCTCTAATCTACCCGGTGGCTTCAAGACTAAGGGCCTGCGCGTCAAGGGCGACGATACTCCTATCGCTCCTGCGGAGTTCCGCGACGTAGACGTTTCGTCTGGTACCATCAAAGACAACATTATGACGCTCCCTTATAAGGAGCCGTCGCAGGTACTCTATACTCTGCTGGGTACCATCGTTGACGAAGGCCGTCGCTTCGCTGGCGCTGCTGATTTGCAGGTTAGCGACATGTCCGCTAACAGCCCGGTGGGTACGACCCTAGCTATCCTTGAGCGGACCTTGAAGGTGATGTCGGCTGTTCAGGCCCGCATCCACTACGCTATGAAGCAGGAGTTTCAGCTCCTGCGTGACATTATCCGTGATTACACCCCCGAGTCCTACGACTACGAACCTGAAGACGGTACGCCCCGTGCTAAGAAGGGCGACTACGATCTTGTTACGGTGATCCCGGTGTCGGACCCCAATGCGTCCACTATGGCGCAGAAGGTTGTTCAGTATCAGGCGGTGATGCAGTTGGCGCAGGGTGCGCCCCAGTTGTACGACATGCCCTACCTGCACCGTCAGATGCTTGAAGTCTTGGGCATCCAGAACGCTGAGAAGCTCGTCAAGCTGGATGACGACGAGAAACCCCGTGACCCCGTCAGCGAGAACATGTCGGTTCTCAATGGTAAGCCGGTCAAGGCGTTCATCTTCCAAGACCACGAAGCCCATATCACGGTCCATCAGGCCGCTATGCAGGACCCCAAGATCGCCAAGCTTATGGGCCAGAACCCGCAGGCTCAGGCTATTATGGCCGCTGCCATGGCTCACATTCAGGAGCATCTGGCGTTCGAGTATCGTAAGCAGATCGAAGAACAGGCTGGCGTCCCGTACCCGTCGCCTGATGCTGAGATGACCCCGGACGTGGAGGCTCAGGTCTCCCGCCTTGCTGCCGCCGCAGCCCAGCAGCTACTCCAGAAGAACCAAGCCGAAGCTGCACAACAGCAGGCCCAGCAGGCTCAGCAGGACCCCCTTGTCCAGATGCAGCAGCAGGAGATTCAGATCAAGCAGCAGGAAGTCCAGATCAAGCAGCAGGCGATGCAGATCAAGCAGCAGGAAGCTCAGTCTAAGCAGCAGATCGCCCAGCAGGATAGCCAGCTCAAACAGCAGAAGGCTATGGACGACTCCACTACTAAGGCGGCTCAGCTTGAGATTGACCGTCAGCGTATCGCTGCTCAGGAGCGCATCGCGGGTATGCAAGTCGGTGCAAAAGTCGCTGCTGACAAGGCCAACATAGACTCCCAGCATCACTTAGAAGGCGCGCGTCTTGGCGTTGATATTGCCAAGGATCGTGCCGCAAACGCACTGAAGCAAGCCGTACAACCGAAAGGTACAAAGGAGCCTAAATGAGTAACGACGTACTGAAGCATCTTTCAGACAAAATACAGGAAGAGCGCCTACATATGGCCGAAGATATGTCCATGGGTAAAGCCAAGGACTTCGGAGACTACAAGTACGCCTGCGGGATCATCCGTGGGCTTCTCCTTGCAAACAACATGATAATCGAAACCGCAGAAAGGTTGAATAACGCAGATGACTAAGGTGTGTCTTAGGTGTGCGCTATTAAAAGATCAGCGTAAGAGTAATTATTTTAACACTGATACGTACGCAGAGTTGCTGCGCAATTAACCAGAGGATTTTATGCCAAAAGAACTTCTCATCGGCTCAAACCCCGATAATTTGGAAGACACTACCGTATTACCTGAAACGCCTGAACAGAAAGCCAAGCAGCTCCCGGACCCGTCTGGGTACCGTATGCTGTGCGCTATCCCCGAAGTGGATAAGAAGTCTGATGGCGGCATTATTAAAGCCGACATTACCGTCCACCATGAAGAGCTCCTTACCACAGTCCTGTTTGTCCTAAAGATGGGACCCGACTGCTATAAGGACGATAAGCGCTTCCCCAGCGGCCCATGGTGCAAGCAGGGGGACTTTGTCCTTGTGCGCCCCCACGCCGGTACCCGACTGAAGATTCACGGGCGTGAATTTAGAATCGTCAATGATGATTCCGTGGAGGGTATCGTCGAAGACCCAAGGGGGATTTCTAGGGCATGAGGACGGGGGCCCAAAAAACCGCGCGGTATAAATACGACAGCAGCGAAAAGGGTAAAAAGGCAAAAAAACGGCATGACGCTGCTTTTGTATTATCTGGCGGGCGTGCTGTCGTAGAACAAACCCGGGGGTTAAAACCGCTTTCGCCAGCCCGCAAAGCCGCTAGAAACCGCTGGGCAAAAGCTAATAAACAATACGCTGCGGCTGATAGGGCTAACCGAAGGCGCTTAGCCAAATTCCCCCTTCACCCGGCTTTTCGGGCCGAAATCGAAGGTATGTATCAGTTCTGTCAAATTTTTCCGGGTTTTGAAGTGGATCACGTTATCCCCATAAAGAACGCCGTAGTTTCAGGACTACACGTACCTTGGAACCTACAAGTGATACCCCGAGCGGATAACCGCCGCAAAGGTAACAAATTTAACATGGAGTGCACAAGTGGCTGATAACAATAAGGAAAAAGACCCAAAGGACGACTTTGAGTTCGAGGTCGAGAAGCCTGAAATCGAGATCGAGGACGAT